CAGCATTGGCGGCTCCTACAATTGTTACTCCGTAACTACCACAATCTGAACAATCTTCAGGGCATTCGCTATAGCAAGATACTTGAATAGTCTCTGGAAGGTCGGTACATGATCCTGATAAAAAAGCATATGTTCCATCTAGTGTATCTAATCCATTTTCTATTTTTACATAAGTAAACCCTCCGTCTGTACCTGCCATCCCCAATCTCCATTCATCTTCTGCTTCGGAATATCCAATCCCTATTTGGTGAGCAGCACCGCCATAAAACGCACCCGGAGAAGTGCAATCTCCACTTACTTCATATATGCCTTCTGGAAGATTAACTTCCAAACAAGAAGTTCCACCCCCCAATCCAGATATTTCATCGTGTAAATAAATGTATCCGCTAGGACATGGCTCACATCCTTCTTCATCGCAGCAGTCACAACATTCATTATATGTACTGAAACAATTGTCTCCCTCTGTTAATGTCGTTAACGCTTGAACACTTTGATTGGTTATTAGTTTATTCAACCTGCGTGTTATTTTTCTTTTATTATATAATATTTTCATTGTCTTTATATCTATAATACTTTATGAATTCAAATATGGAATTGAACAAAAATGTCAAATGCCCTCATTGTAATTATGTATTAGAAAAAGATTTAGAAAAAAACAATGTTGCAAGCAGGAGAAGAATTTCTCCTGCTTTACGCCTGCACATGCATACTAATGAAAAATCAAATGTAATTCTTGCTTATGAATCTTTTTTCACAATAGACAAAAAATACTCAACAATGGTGTGGACTTCTGAATATATTGACTATCTCCAAGGAATATTTTGGTTGCAAAATGGTCAGACACACATGTTGTCAAACTCTTGGTATGGAGAACGACCTAAAAGCAGGCTAGGGTTGCCGGGATATGTTCTTTCAGAATGGACCGAAACAGAAAAATTAATAAAAAAAATAAGAAGCAGCACCATAAAAGGAATATCTATTTATTTAAATTCAATAAATATGGAAGTAATAATCAACGATCTAATAATCAACGAAGAAAAACAGAATCTAAAAAAATGGGAAATCAACAAACAAGGCGAATTTAGCGATGTAGAAATAACTAAAAAAGGTACTGTTTTAAGAACAATGCTAGAAGATGACATTTGTTCGTTAACTTATAATAAAAATTTCGGAGAGTTGAAAAACTTTTCATCTACCTATAATTGGCTTTCCAATCCTTTAATAGATGATGAAGATGAAGTTTTACAAGAAGAATCAATATTTATTAAAGATGTAATATGAAAAAGAAAATAAAATGCGAAAAATGCGAAAAGGACTTCATTCACGATTTCACTTTAATGGAAGGAGGGCTGAATCTTCAAATAAACATCCTAACCAATGATCCAAATAGGGATAATGAAACACCTAAATTCAAATGCCCCAAATGCAATTCTTCATATCCTTGGGAGAACACAAAAGAATCTACTTTTCAATGCGAAAAATGTAACAACTACTTTGAATATCCATCTAAAAAGGATACGTATAATACCAAATCCATAATAAACAAAAAAAAATACGATAAAACTTTAATTTTCAACCCTGTTTCAGAAGCCATTTACAATGGAGACTTTTTACATTATGGGCAACAAAATACATCTTCAATTGATAAAAATTCTACTTTTTACATGATAGATTGGGCAAGAAGCGAAAAAATAATTCCTGTAAAAACTAGACTGCACAATTGGATTACGTTGACTGTTTATAACAAACTTCTACAAGAAGGGGAAATACATTCAATAAGTTTCGAACTAGACAAAAAAAGTCTGCCTTGTGACGTTTCTTGTAAAGACATTTATGTCAATGGAAAAAAGATAGATAATATTATAAAAAAAGACAAAAGTGAATTGCCAAAAAAGATAGAAGGATTTGAAGCTAATTACACTTGGAAAAGCGAAAGGATAATAGAAATTTAAATATCTTTTTCGCCAAAAAACCCCTCTGAATATTCTATTTTTACAGAACCATCTTTATTTGTTTTCTTCCCTTTTTTATCTTCAACCCAAAACTTTGCCTGATCTACATTTAATTTGAATTTTTCTACTTTCCCTTCTTCATTAATTGCTTCATATTCTTTTTCAAAAACACAATCATCATCAGGCTCAACATCTAAATTGTGTCTTTCTCCTTCGAAAAGTATAACGACTTCGCAAATACCATCTTCTTTATTGAAAAGGCGACAGTGTTTACACTTTGGTTCTATTTTTTTATTAAATATTTTTCTAAATAATTTTTTAAGCATTTGTTCCTTTCATCAATTGAGCTATTTCACATATTTCTTTCACTTTATCAGCCTTCATATTTAATACTGATTTAACTTTGTTAGCATTTTCGGCAACATCGCTAGGAGTTTTTATCCCTGCATCCCATAGTCTTTCCGCTCTCACTTTTCCTATATTTGGCAGTCTAACTAAATTTATCAAATGGGATTTTACGCCATAAGACATTCTAGAAGCTAAATCCCCAAACCATTCTTCTCTGTCCCATTTACAATTTATTTGATCTAAAGAATTCAAAACTTGAATAAGTCTAGGAGCATCCCATTGCAATGTTTTTTGATACGACAACAAAACAGGAGAATTGATCCCGTTCATCAACGAATAATATGCATAACCAGTTTTTAATGCGGCATCTGTAAATTCGCCTTTTCCAAACATACCTTCTAATTTCAATTTATAGTTTATAAAAACTGCTTTTTCAGCTTTACTAGCTATTCCCATTCTATTTGAGTCTATATTCCCCAAACATATAGACAATATCATATCATTGTTTTCCTGACCACTTGCAAATAGAGCCTTGAAATTCTTCCTCAAATCAGACACATCAAACGGGCTAAAGTAAAACATACTAGCTACCATGCCTATAGCTGTAACTTTGTATATATCACCTTCTTTTTTAATAGCCCCGCACTTTTCTAACGATTCCATTGTTGACAAAACTATTTCATCGTCTAAATCTTTTGCCTGAAAATGTGCTAAAGATTTTTGATACCATTTGTGAATATCGTCAAGAGTTTGAATGCTCTTATGGTGTATTTCACTCACTAGATGAAAAGCCAATGTTTTATAATGAGCATTCTTAAAAGTCCCCACATGATCTAACAATCTAGATTCTATCGGTTGGTGATCTTTTAACCTCTCCATATGCTTAACCTCATGACCGTATGGAAGCAGTATGTAAGCGTCTCCACGAGGATCAAGCCCTACTCGCCCTGATCGGCCTACCATTTGCCAAATGTCGTAGGTGGCCACTTCATTCATGCCTCTATGGACTCCTAAAACAATTACTCTACGTGCGGGTAGATTGCAATTATGAGATATTATCCCATTACCAATGTAGTTTTCATTTTTATCAACTTTTATCTCAACAAACGAAGATTTTTCATTGACAAATTTTATTGATTTTATTTTTTTCCAATTAACATTCAAATTGCACAGTTTGTTTAACTCTGTATCGGCAGGAAATAAATCTAAAAACTCTTGCAATTTACTTCTAGTGATTTCACCTTTATTCAACAAATACCATTTATCAACAGATGTTTTCGCCAAATATTTATGCTTAATTTTTAATTGATTTACATGTTCTTCAAACGCTTTTCGAACAGGAACCAAATCGTGAGTATCTTGAAAACTTTTTTCCTTAACTTCAAAACCAGATAAAATTTCTTTTTTAGAATTCATTCTGAAACCAATTAGTTTTTCAAAGTTTTTAGCATGACTATTTCTGATCTTCAATTCATAGATGTAATCTCGAACAGCTTTTTGCCATCTGCCATTGATACAAACATCTTTCATTTTCTTTTTTGATATTGAGCAATTTATTCCAAAACGAAACAAAAAATGTTTTATTTGTAGACATAAATTATAACTAATAGTTGCCAAAGCAACTGAAAAATTACCATTTTTATATTTTTCAGGCCAGCCATCTGCATCATATAAACCTTGCAAAAACGACACCATCTTTTCGTCATTGCAAATAGCACTAGATATTAGCCATTCCCCTTTACGACCTATTGGAATAATATTCAGAAAGTTGTCTACTATTGATTTTTTCTTAGACACCAAGTGTTTAACGTCATTAACATCTTCACATGTGTTTATTTTATAATCAAACAATTTAAGAAAAAGATTCTCAACATAATCAATGTGTCTATTATCTTTCCCAAAAGCAATGTCTAATAATATTTTATTTTCATTGTTGGCATATTTTCCAGCCTGTGTCAAACATCCATCACCAGCTAAATAACCTTGTAAATAAGACAAATCATCTTCTACAAATTTTGGATTAGTAAAATCGTCATTTTTAGGAACGCCGATGAAATCGCCAACTTTCAATTTGCTTACATCAACCCAAGCAGGCGATTCTCTTGCCATTGCCCCCCAAAAAACATGATCTTTGCTTACTTTACATCTTTCGCCAGATTTCAATTCTACTTCATAGTATCCAGTTGTTTCATATTCGTTTTTATCTAAAACTCTTACCGTTTCAATAGTCCCCTCTTTTGACAAAGATAAAAGTTCATCATTAATTTTTAAATCTTCGACAAAAGAAGTTTTTTCAGGACCAAACATCAAACTGCCTTTTGCATAGCATCCCCAAGCAACGGTACTAGTAGCAACCAAAACGTCTAATTTTTTATTTTTAAACTTTTTTTCTATCTTTTGTCTATCTTCTTTTGTGACATCCGCACTGTGAAACTCACACTTGTATCCATCTTCTTCTAAAGATTTTTTCATCAATTGGCCTGTTCTTTTCGTGTGAGCGAAAACTAAAAACAAATCTTCTTTGTTTTCATCTATTATTTCTATAGCCTTATTGACTTTTTCTTTTTCAGTGTCGTCGTAGTTCTTTTCTGGCCAATATGTTTCATAATGAACGCCTAAAGGACACGGACGATATTTTGATTCCAATAAATAAGTCTCTCTACCTGTTAGCGAATAACTGATCCATTCCGCTATTTCATCTACATTAGGCATAGTCGCTGATAAAAAGACGATGCGAAGATTTTTTGAAATTTGGCTCAATTTCATCAATCCTACTTCTAGATGATCCCCACGACCCGGTACTGTCAACAAATGCGACTCATCAACGATGACAGTACCAACGTCTTTTAAAAATTCATTTTGTTCAGATTTAAAATTTCTAGTTCTGCTTAACAACATTTCAGATGTCATTATGATAAAATCTGAAACTTCTAATTCTTTTTTTCTGGCTGGTGTTAGCCTATAGTCTCCTGTACATATAGACATATTCAAATCATTGAAGTGATGTTTAGGATCAGTCCAATCATCTATTTTTTCTTTAGCTAGTGCTTTTAATGGAGCTAAATATAAAGCCTTGCCCCCACGTTCTCTAATTTCATGACTAGCGAACATTTCGCTACAAACCGTTTTCCCAGCGCTAGTGGCCGCTGCAATCACCACACTACATTCTTTGTCATATATTTCAAATATTCGACTTTGAACAGGATTGAATTTTTCAAAAGGAAAATGTGCGTATTTTGGGAACGAACTGGTATCAACTAATTCATTTTGATCTTTTATTTTAACAATTGGGGGCAACAGTATTCCTCTCTAAAATTAAAAAAACAAATCTCTTATCCGACAGCATTTAAAACAATGCAATATCGAATAAGAGATTTCTTAATTAGGAAGCCATAAGTATCGACTTTTCAAACTTTTCAGACACAATCGAACCTATTTCATCTACGACATCAAACCATTCCATAGAACAAGATGTAGAGCGAAGAATTCTTTCTACCCCTCTATCTCGACTCACAAAATCTGCAAGTCTAGCTCTGTCGCCTTGCAGATTATCACGATGACATTCATATAAACGTCTTAAATCATCATCATTTAATTTGTCTACATACTCTTTTACAATGCTTACATTATTCATTTTTTTAACCTCATGTTTGACATAAACAAAATTGAAACCACATTGTTAACAAACTGGACGAGTTTTGTTAACTACAGACTGCTGCTCTCTTTTATAACAGATTTGGCAGAAAAACAAACCAACAAACCTGTTAAAATAAAAAAACTTACTCTGACACATTTCAGACCTATACAAAAAGGATTTTATATTTGGGCAGAATTTGAAACTACTAATAATAAGCAAGGAACAAGCGAACTCGTTCTTTCTCACGATGGAGAATTAACACACATATCAACCATTATATAACGTTTATTATTTGCGTTTCAAGCCCATTTTCATCTAAAGTACTATCTTCCGCAATTATCTTACCACTATCTTTAATATATCTCAATCCCATATTAAAAGAATCCATATAAATTGTTCCATTACTGTTTGTAACGATAGACCAGCAATATTTATCCACTGGTGACAAATCCCCATTTCGATCTTCTTTCAACGTTCCAAATTCTATTTTCATTCCATCTGGAAGATCGATTTCAACGCATCCTTTGTCCATAAGTTCTTTAATTAAAAGGAATTGTATTTTTTGTTTATTGTTCATAATAAACCTTTCATATAAATACGATTGTCAAATGTATTTATTCAATAACAATTACATTACCATAAAAGATTTGCTTGTGAAGAATCCATTTTCTTGTAATTTATACCTTCATAAGTATGCTTTGTGATGTTATCCCCTTCAATCGGCAATGGGCATCCTCTAGTATTCAAATAAACAGTCCAAAAATATAGTTTTTTATCATTTTTAACATATTCCATTAAAGACAATTCATGCGAACCTAAAAACCTAATTACAACCTTCATCATAACGCTAAAAGGCACAAAAGAACCATTTTTGCTTTTTAGTTTTAATGTTTCTACAAAATAATTTCCATAATCACTTTTATTAAAATGAACGATTATCTGATGCCCATCCACCATTATAAATTCTTGTTTTAATAATATCAGTTTTTTTTGTATTTCATGTGACGTTTTAGGATAAGAATAAGGAATTAATTGATCTGCCATTATTTTCAAACGATCTACTGATTCATTTAATGTTTTCATATATCACCTGTAATTATGTATGGCTAAAAACAATAGTTCTCAATATTTATATTTAAACTTGAAACATATTCTTCTACTTGTTTATTTGTTACTTGTCGCCCTTCTGACGACCAAATGCCTGTCAAGCTGGATTTTACATTTTTTCTTACTCTAGATATAAACCAATTTCTTACTTCTTCTGATTCAGGGGTAATATCGTTTTCTAATGACAAATTTAAAAAAGACATAACTTCTTTAAAATCCAACCATAAAAACGAAGATTTGCTATTGCCTTTTTCATAAGGCGTTATTTCCTCAGCAGATAGTCCTACATCCACAAAATAAAGCATTAGCTTCAACCAATTAGAAACAAAAAAAGGATTAACGCAAGCTTCATTTTCTATGATTCTAAACTCTACTGTACTTCGTCTTTTCTTCCTTAAATGATAACAATTGAGTGTGTAATATTTATTTGCCCCTAAACAATTTAATATATCATCTGGACAAAAAACAGTATCTGTATTAAAAAAGTCAGATAACCCAATCTGTTGGCAATAATTATTTTTTTTCCTATGATCGGGGATTGAATCTGAAAAAACCGCTTCGCATTTAATCCAATGAGCCATCATTTTTGCAGTTTTTCTTTTATCTCTATCTGTAGCTACATGCACATGAAACGAACATTTTTCATCACAAGGCACATTTTCTTTTTTAAATGCTTCGACTACCTTAGCCACTTCTCTTATTCCTGCCCATCCTGCCAAAACAGGAGAGCAAACCTCAATACCACATGTAGAATCATATTTTACGATCCATTCTTCATTGTTATTTGTATAATTCCATTTTATTATATTGACAGGAGCTTTTGTAACATCAGCAATTATTTCTGCAACTTCTTCTGCTCCTTCTGGAATTTCATCGAGTCCTAAAGGACTGATTTTAAAATCACGATTGTCAAAAGAGTTCAGTTCTATTTCTACACCAAATCTTCTTTTTGACCTAATGTCGGTTATTTTCTTTTCGTCATTCATAAGACTTTGATTTTATCAATTAGATTGTTAAAATACAAATCGATTATAAAAACATTCAAAAGAAAGAAATATATGATGACAACTTGTTTACTAATTAGCACCAAAGACAATGAAAAATATTTCACACAAATAAAAAACTATGCTCAATTAATAGAATTTGCAAAAACGTTCAAGGCAAACATAATAAAAGTAAAAGCAGAAAGTCCAAGTTTGTTGCCTATAAAAAAGTTGGCTGAACATATTACAACTGGCACTGTTTCCAAATCTACAAAATATGAAATAATCGAGACTTTAATAGAAAACCATAAAGAAAAAAGAATTATACTTTCTACAAAGCCCAAAAGGCAAGAAATGTCAAAAAATATAAAAAAATATATTAAGACAAAATTGTTGGCTGGAAATGTGTTGTCTTTAACCGAAATATCCACAGAATTCGAAAATTATGGATTGACTAAAAGTTGTTTTTCAAATCACTTTTCTAACGTGAGAAAACAATTAGAAAAAAACAATAGAATATTTGCCAAAAAAGGTGCAGGCAAATATGTTCTAGTTGACTTTTGATTTATACCACTCTATCGTCTTCTCAATTCCTTCTTCAAAAGAAGTGTGTGCTGTCCAACCCAAAAGAGCTAACTCTTTTGGGTTGATTGCATATCTCTTGTCATGCCCAAGACGATCCTTAACAAATTCTATTTTTGCTTTTTTGTTTCCAACTAGATTTAGTATCATGTTAACCAAATCTATATTGGTCTTTTCATTCCCTGACCCAACATTTATTACTTCTGGAGATACGGGCATATTGCCTATAAAAACAATAGCTTCTACTAAATCTTCCACAAAAATCCAATCACGAACATTTTGCCCACTCCCATATACAGGGATGTTGTTCCCTAATATGGAATTGGTTATAGTTTTAGGTATCAGTTTCTCTTTATGCTGTTTTGGGCCATAAGCATTTGTAGCCCGCAAACACGAAGCATTTATTCCATAAGTTCTTTTATAAGCTCTAACCAACATTTCTCCAGACGCTTTTGTTGCAGAATATGGAGAAGATGGTTTTAATGGAGAATTCGTGTCAAATCTCTTTTCGTCATATTCTAAATCCCCCATTACTTCATCGGTACTCATGTAAACAAGTTTCATCTCTCGCTTCCTTATTTGTTCTAAAATCAAAGATGTGCTTTGAATGTTTTCAGTAAATAACAAAGGAGTTTCTATGCTATTGTCGACATGGGTGTGTGCAGCCATATGATAAACAATATCATAATTCATATAAGAAAACATATAGTCTATATCTTTTTCATATGCAACATTCTTTTTTAAAAAATGATAATTTTGATTTGCCAAATCTGAATCTATACGAGTATAATCTGCTGCATATGTCACATTATCGACATTTACAACAATATTGCCCTGCTCCAACAACAAATTAACAAGGTGGCTTGCGATAAATCCCAAGCCACCTGTTATCAATATTTTTTTTTCCATAAATTCAGCCTTTATTTTGAATCATTGGCTATTATTTCATCTATTTTAGACTCGTAATCATCTACATTTTTTTCGTCTTCATCGCTATTCAAATCTGATTCTTCTATGTAATCTGCACTAGAAGTATCTATAGCATCTTGGAAAACAGATAAATATTCTTCTAGTTCTTCGGCAGTTTCTGCATCTACAAGAGAGGGATTGCTCTTTAAAACTTCCAAAGGCACCATGTTGTTCTCTTTATTTGCTTTAAACTTTATTTCTTGCCCGCCTGCCCACGGCTCATTGATCTTATAATTTCCCTTCCCTTCAACCCTGCCTGCTGCTATCAGCATAGTCAGAAGCCCTCCTAACGGGTTGATACCACGATCAAAAAACATTTGAACACCTTCTGTTTTCAAAAAAGGCATAAAGCTTCTTGATTTTTTATTAGCAAACGAAAGTTTGACTCCGATTCTTATATCCCGTTTTTTGTCTTCTATTTTTTTAGAAGCAGAACTTCTCAAACGACAATTTGCATAGTAGGGCAATCCCCTACCACCACCGGCTGTTGTTTCTGGCGATCCATACATAACGCCAATTTTTTCTCTAATTTGATTGATTATAAACAAACTAGCATTATTGTCCGATATGAAAGGATTGATAATTCTAAAGAATTTGCCTGCTGCCTTAGCTCTTTCTCCCGGTTGCTCTTTACCACCAACAATTTTTTTGTAATCGGCAGCGGTGTAATTAGAAGGCAAATTCATTTCTCGCCATTCACGATGGCAACAAGTTACCCCAATAGAATCCCAAATGAACATAATAGGAGGTTCGTCTCCCTTTTCTTTACGAATAAGAGTTGTTATATCTCTGATCTTTTTTTCTACTTCTTCAATATAACAAGGCTGTTGGACTATCAATTGATCTGGATTTACATGACCTGCCAATACTGCAAATCTTTCGTTAGACGCCCGTTCACAGTCAAACAAAACTACATATCCCCCCATCCGTTGACATTGCCCTGCGGCGGTCAACGCAAGCAATGTCTTAGCAGAAGCTTCTGGCCCGTACACTTCTATTATTCCAGTAGGTAGACCGCCACCCATGAATTTGCCAGAACATACGTAGTTTAAAGCAAGATTCCCTGAATCTATAAAATATTTTGAATCACCTAACCCTTTTAATACGTGTCCACCAGTATCTTCTGCTAATTTTTTATAAAAGCCTAAATCATTTTCTTCAACAACTTTTTTTCTTTTTGCCATCTTAACTCCATTTTATTAAAAACTATCTAACCCTTTTCAGGGTTAGATAGTGAACGTTCTTATTCCAAACCTTTAAGTTTTTCCATGAAATCGCTTTCGATTGCTGGCTCATCTGTTTCTTCTTCGACGACACCACTATCATCAGGATCAGAAACTGGTGCTTTTTCTTCTTCAACTACAACGCTGCTTGCTGTGCTTTCAGCAGCACTACCGCTACCTTTTTGAAACTCGGAAGGATCAAAACCATTATCACTGTCTTCAGGAATGATTCCCAAATGTATCTTCAACCCCTTGCTCATTTCATCAACATCTTTTAGTTGTTTCAAAGTAGAAAGGTCATGCAATTCAGACATCCACTTTTCTACTTCTTCTGGCGTTCCCAATGGGGATGGGTCTAAAAATTTAGACGTATTATACGAAGGGAACGATTCATTGCCAGATTGTTTCATAGTTTTAATAACTTTGAAATCACGACCAGTTTCAGGACAAGTAATGTCGCCCAATGGGGCTTCATCCAATTCTTCGTTCCCGTAAATTGCACGCAGAATCATGGCATGAACAGTCTTGCCGCAAGAATAAATCTTAGGGCCAACGTTTTTCTCAATACCATCCTCAGTTACTACTTGGCGAACCATTACATTGTAATAGTATCTTGGGATAGGCTTGATTGATCGTGCTTGTGCTTGAAGCACTTTCGCTTCATTGTCTGTAGACTTATTTTCAGATTCTTTCCAAAGCCAGTTGTAATAATTACATATTGGGCAATCCCCAACCCATTTTCTGCCTTCTTTTACTTTTGGGCAATGATAGGTGCGATTTTTAAGCATATGCAGTCTAGTACTCTGAACGAATAAATCTTCGTGTTCAAACATACCTTTGGGAGCAGGTGGTAGGAAACGAAAAGTAATGTGTCCATTACCATCAGGCATCTTTACAAAATTATCTAAAAACTCTGATCCACCACCTTCTTTGGTTTGCACCTGATTATATTCTTCTTGAAGCGAATTCGAACTTAAATTCAATCCATACTTAGCCATGTTTTGACTCCTTTGTTGTCATTTGTAAACAATAGTAGAAAAAGTTACATTTGGTTTTTCATATTGTTATGTTGTTACTATACAAACATATCGACTACTAAATCAATCCTTTTTAGAACCTTTTTCAAGTTTTTTAACTTTTTTTGAAATCAAATTCATTTTATCTTCCAAAGATTCTGCTCCTTCTTTTTCTAATTTTTCATGAAGGTTGCTTCTCTCTAACATTTCTTTGTCATATTCAGCTTCCAAGCTTTGCAATATCTTATAATTGTGTTTAAGCTTATCTGCTGCTTCTTCTTGTTTTTGCTTTTTTTCTTCTTCTGATAAATATTTGATCTTCTTTTGCTTGTCAAATATTGCTTTATACTCTTTATCTTTTCTTCGTTCCTCTAAAACCAACTTCTTTTTTTCTTGATACTTTTTACGTTTTCTTAAATCTCTTTTTTTGCTCAATTTATTCCTCTTATCTTATGTTTAAAGGCTGTTCTTTTTGAACGCCGTCCCATTTTAGTCCGTTAGAATTTGTAGAAGGCATTCCACTTTTTGCTTTCTCTACTTCTTTTTCATATGCTGCTCCCAACCCTCTACCTTCATGGCTGAAAAACATTTGCGGGAGCATTCTGATTTTACCCTCATCGTCTCTAACTTTGTATATTCTACCCGCAGCATCATGAGGCTTTTCTTCATAAATGGGATAGTTCTTACCTATGGTGAATTTCATTCCACGAGACTTAACGTCTTCTGCAAATGTTTCATCTGGATTGTAAACTTCCCTTCTAATAGGAGTTAGATCATTCAATGGATTGTGAACGGGAGACGGCGAAGTCTTTGATTTAGTTTCACTATCATCAGGGGATGGTTCCCCTACTGAATTACCTTGGGGGGGCGAATTAGTCAATTTAGAAAGTAATTCTGGATTGGTTTTTAGTAATTCAGTAATTTTCTGCAATATACTGTCTTCACATTCGCTCTTATTGTCAATCACAACTTCTTCGTCATTATATTTAAATTTCTTATTTTTAATAATAATACCGTCAGATGTCTGTCTATAACTTATTTCTTTTTTAGCAAATTCGAAAACTCCCACGTCAAATACAAATATGTCCCTTCTAGCCAAGAAAGACATTATTTTTCCAGCTAAAGCTTCTAAAGACACATCTTCATAGGGCGTCCCAACCTTTACGGATTTTTGTTGAGGGTCTTCTTTGTCATATTCCCCTTTTTCCAAACTTTTATAATAATGATAAACTACTTCATATCCCATTTTTCACCTTTCCACAATACCTATTCCATATCGTGTGTCTAATTTAATACATTTTCTATTTTTTATTTTACAAAAATTATCAAAAGCTTCTTTAACAGAATCTTTTTTATTTACATAATCCGATACAATTAATCCGCCTACGCAAAGGTGTTGCCAAGCTACATCAAAATACAACAGCATTGCATCATATTCCAACTGTTCATTTACTATTATAACGTCCCATTTAAATAAATTTAACTTTTTTGTAAATTCTTCGTCAACAACATTACCATAATAATAATAAAATCCTTTTTTATAAATGTTTTTTATGTTTTTGTAGGCAAGTCTAGGATAATATTCTTCTTTTGACTTTTGTTGAAAAACAAGTAAATTTTCAACATCTGTACTTCCCTGTAAAAAACATCCACTAGATAATCCTAAATTAAATCCAATTTCAACTATGTTTTTTGCCTGAATTATTTTGCCTAAATAATAATAAAATGGCATATATTTAGGATCGGTATAAGCCATTGTCTTTTTTGAATCTTCATCTAATAATATGAATTTATTCAACAATATTTTTGATGAAACTCTTTGAGAAGCTAAATCGCTTTCCAAATCTGATTTTAGTTTTTTTAAATCCATAATATAAAAAAAGGGTTACAAAGAAACACTCTAAGTAACCCTTTACTTTGGTCGGGGTTTCATTTGACGAAATCCCATTTTTCGAAATCCACAGGCAGTGCTTACTAAAAAGCATCCCCCTTCATGTCGTGCAATTTCTCATAGCAACGACGCTGGTTCAACATGATTTACAGCGTCCGTTAAAGCTAAGTTTAGAAGACAAAACTCCCAAAGCAAAAGTATCTATCCTTTTGCTCGTCCTATATTTTATTTTTTACCAATAACATCTTTTAATTTATCTTCTAATTCTTCTGTATCTCTATTAAGAAAAATGTCGGAGTTCAACTTATCAATAGACTTTCTAAGCATATGCCCACAACTTTGAGCATTATCATGATTCTTATCCCAAGCTCTTAAATGCTGTTGAAGTAATTTTACTTTATGTTTAGAAAGAATAACTTCTTCTTTAGCCTTAATAACCTCTTTACATACTTTTGCGTTAGCTTCGGAAAGTTTATCAGTACATCCTGAATCTTTATATTCTGTATATTTTTCAGAATATATTTGATCATATTTTAAATCAAAATATTGATTCTCTGATTCTGCGTCTGCAAGTCTTTGACCAAAATAATCATACCAAGCCGCTTCTTTTTCCATATAGCCACTCAAAGTTGCTTCTGTAAAAGCTAGATTTTTGGAATTCAAAACAACCATTTGACCGGCTACCTTGATCGCTGTCTTGCCTTCTAAAATGTTATCTATATCTGTCATTGTTTTCCTTTACAATTTGTGTGTCTTTATTATAACCGTTTTATATTTAAACATCAAGTGCAGGTGGTTCATCAATAGCATCTAAATTATCATCTTCCACACTCTCGGAAAACTTGGCTGTAAAAGCTTCTTTACTTTTTGAAGAAATTATGGAATTCAACTTGCCTTCATTCATGTCATCAGAAATATTTTCGTCTTTGTAAGCTCTATACATTTTTAGTTTCTTTTCGTAATATGCTTTACTTACTTCCGAAATCTTTAAAGTGTTATAGTTAAACTCCACATAAAATATAAATTTGCTTTTACCTTCTCTGTGCTTCGCAATAAAAACCCTAGCCAGTCCTTTTGGGTCTGGTTCGTCTTTTGCACCGCAGTTTTTTTCATCTTGAGTTTGATTAATGGACCACATTGCATCTAAAGGCTTAATTTGATCGTAAGAATCTGACAATTGTTCTTCATCAATTACATCGCCTAATTTGATTAGTTCTTTAGCCGATCTATTTGGCTGCATGGCTGTAAGGATGCAGAATTGTTCTTCGACGGCAAACCCTCTTAAATCTCTGGTAATTCTATATCTAGATTCATATGTTTTCATATTAGGGTAATCTTTCATCTCCCCAATATAATCTACAATAACTAAATCTGGTCTAAATCCGTGTAAACACAATTGAGAAAAATACGCTTTAAATGCTGATACGTCCATAGTGCCACCCGGAAATTGTTTAATGACAAACATTGTTTTATCATCTATATCTTCAACATATTTATTTAAAGATTGAATAACAATGTCTTTCTTTTCAATTAAATTGTTTACAGTAACACCTTTGGTTCGATCAGGGTCTGCCAATTGGGCATCTAGTCTTTCTGCAACTGCATCTTGAGAAATTTCTAAAGAAATATATAAAACTTTTTTGCCTTGATTGATATTTGCAAAAGAAGCAGTCACCAAAGCAAGAGACTTTCCTACTCCAGATAACGCCACCCATGATCCCATCTCGCCCCGTAATAGACCGTTCTTTTTCAAAGCATGATCTATTGATGGAAATCCAGTAGTGAATATGTCTTTTTTCTCAACTTGTTCCTCTATAGCTTTTTCATACCTAGAAGCAGGGTCTTTGAAATAGTCCAATCCAATATCATAATTGGCTTCTACTGTTAATGCAGCACGAAGTAATTCTTGAATTTTGCTCCAAGTTTCTGGACCTTGCGACTTTTTAAGTTCCTCTAGACATTCATGAAAAGCAGTCTTAATAGCTTGTGTTTTTGCAAAATTAGATACTTTATTGCGATAGTAATCACGAGTTTCGGCTCCCGGAACATAAAAATCAAATACTGCATTTAACTCTGTAGTATATCTTACTTTTATTTTATCATCACGATTTGAAACTCTGTTTCTGAGTTCTTCCGTCAACTGTATTTTTGTAGGAAGAACTTTATACTCATCGAAATGCCCAAACAATATTTTAGATATCGTCTGGTGGACCTCATCGATAAAATAATGAGGCTTTACTAAAGACACGCATTCAAGAAGAAAAGCACGCTCTACAAGCATCAACCCCAATAGTTCCCTTTGAAAATCCTCACCCCATTCATATTGATCTGGTTTTTCATCATTTGAATTTATAAAAGAATCTAATTGTTTTTGTTCTTCTGGTGAGAGATCGGGCATTTTATACTTTTCCTATAAGGTCTAGTCTATTATATTTTTTTAAAAAATCAAATCCGCCCATAACATTTCTAGCTATCAATATTACGTCAGACTCAACAAATGGATCGCACTCTGAATATGTTCGATACACTTTAAAAAAATCATTTTCACTAGATCGAAGTTGCCAAAAATTACTTTTTTGTATCAAATACAACTGACCCCTTATGCCAGTAAAAGTGTATTTCTCTTGAAAATCCAAAATTTCTTCTCTGATTTTTTTTCTAAGAAAAAAACCAAAACTTCTTCCAAATGTTAAATAACGGCTTTTTAACAAGGAATCGCCTTTTAATTTTGCATTTTGTCTTAACAAATCAAGTATTAATCCAGTAATTCCTTTTCCATAAAACGTACAAAACTCGGCAATGGAATAGTCGTCTGTTTCCGAATCATTAGGGTCCAAAGAAAAATCAACATTTAAAGAATCAACCTTGTCTATATTGTAAACAGCATACAAAGGCAAATTCAAACTTGACCTTTCTAACAAAAACCCCAAATCAATAGTGGGTTTAGAAATGTCGTTCATTCGACCTTCAAATAGCAGTGTCTTCTCAGCACTACTTGGAAATTCTGAAATGTATCTGTCGATTATATAATCAAATTCATGTGACATTAATCTACTCCATAGATATAGAAAAAGAACTAGAGACATTAGACGAACTGGATTTGTTCTCCACGATAGTCCATCCATTTACCCCCATAATAATTAAAGGGATAATTAATTTCAAATTGATAATTAAAGTGGGATCGTCTTTAAAACTTTCCCACGGACTCCAAAAAGGGATTTCGTTTACTTCTATAGGTTTCAAAACAGAATTTTCAACTGTTGTTTTTACGCAATGGATTGTCCCAAAGTCACAAACTATTTTGCCCATGACTTTAGAACTTGAATTGATTGCCGTCAATCCTGTTTCTTCTTTTAATTCTCTTTCAGCAGCTTCTATTTCTGTTTCGCCTATCTCTATTTTGCCTCCCGGCAAATTCAACAATCCTTCTAGAGATTTAGGCTTTTTTTTGTACATTCCCAAGATCATCCTTTCCTTAAAAGGATAATCAGCGAATACAACTACCATTTCTTTGCTCATATTGAAGTCCCTGCCAAATATTCATATTCTGACAAGCTTGCCATGCCATTTCTTATTGATTTCTCTTTTGTTATCTTTTTGCCTAAATTCTTTTGCTTATTCCAAACAATGGCCTTGCAATAAGTTTTAAACTTGGTGTCGAACAAAAGAGGGGCTTTTTTAGAGGGTCTATTGCTGCATGGGACTACTTTTTTTGTCAAACGATCAAGTAGTTTTTCTTGTTGGGGTCCGAATTTTTGACGGTTTGCCCCATGCCTTGTTTTATTATCCCACAAATTTTGAAGGGATTCCAAAATAGAATATGTGAATTCATCTTCCACATATTTTTCACATAATTTAAGACAAGTTTCAATATAAACTTGTCTTTTGTAGTAAGTTGCTGCTGTAAGTAAAGCTATATTTAAATCTTGATTTATATCTGCCTCATCATTAATGTGGTTGTTGCTATTGTTTTTTTTCAATAATTGCCACCCTGCATAATGCAACAAATCTCCAAATTCTTTATCTAACAACTCAAATTCACTATTCGTCGGTTGAAATTCTTTAAACATATCTCTCCTTATTATATTTTTTTCATAAAGTTCAAATTATAACCTACTTCGCATGACACTTTCAATTTTAATCCGGGAAAAAGTTTATTTTCGCTTTCTAGAATTTTTTTCCCTACAAAATTCAATTGTGATACATCTTTTTTTCTCACATAGAGAATATATCCATCGTGGGTATAGCTGCCTACATGAGCTAAATCTCCCACACCTTCATTTAACTCATTCAATTTACTTAAACAAAACAAAGACGCAGGCGACTGAACCAAAAAGTTTCTAATTTTATATTTTTCTTTTTCGTCAAAATAACGATGTCGCCCCATTTTATCAACAGCCCAATTGCCCGAAATTTTCTGTCCCTCTATCAACCACCCCATTGCCATAGGAAAACATGTGTATATTCTTTCTCTTAGTTTTTTAGCCAAATCTAAATCTATTTCGTTTCTTTCTGCAATGGATTCTATTCCCTGTCCATAAATAACTGGCAAAAACAGCTTTTTACATTTTTTTCTCGTTACAGGTGTTGCATCTAATGTTGTTAGTTTTTTCCATACAGATTCATACAAATCTCCTTTAGAAAACATATCGAACAAAACAGTATCTTTCGACAACCACTGCAAAACCGATGGTTCCATATGATTGTAATCAAAATGCATAAAAATATGATCTAAACTTGGTGGTTTAACATCTTCTTTAAACTCTTTTGACATTGAGTGAGGATTAAAAGAATTTGCAAACAATTGGCTGCATTTCAGCCGCCCGTTCCTTTGCCCCTCTATTTCATAACACGAATAATACTGTTTTCTTTTTTTTATTAAACCTATAGTCTCAATATCCGGTAATGTTTTGGAAATTAGGCTTTTATATACATTTATATATACTCTGCTCGCTTTTTCCCAATCTTTATGAGATAAAACCTTCCCCAATCGCTCTTTAGCTTCAAGAAAATTTACAGGTGGGTCTTTTTTTATGCCCAAATAGTTTTCTAAAAACTTCAAATCATAAAAATTACTAACAACCAATCTTTTACCCACATGTTTTAAATAAAAACTAAATAAACTTTTAATATTCCAACATATAGTTACAGGACTGACGCATGTATAAGCTGTCAACTGTGCTAAGTTAAACAAAAGTTGTTTTTTAGAAGAAGACAAATGGAACTTCAAAGTCAATTTATCTTCTGAAGAAACAACAACAAAACCTTCTTTTGGAATAGAAAAATCCAAATCAAGTGGTTCTGTTTTTATAAACAGTGCCTTGCCACGCAACTGTTCTAATGCTGTTTCTATTTCCATAGATCAAATTGTAGAATCGAAAATTGGTAAATGCAAGCAATTAAAACCTGACTAGAAACGTAATTAAATATGCGCAGAACAAACCCTTTCTTTAGCTGGTCTTAAGTAAAATTCAATATAATTAATTGAATATCTTAATTTAAGACGAATTAAACCGTACAAAATGTTGGTTCTCAACATCAGTACAAAATCTATTATAAGTTCAGTGTTATTGCGTCTTTAAAAAACCATTAAAAGCATATTACGTGACAAAAGTCACCGAATACACACTCCGACGATTAGTCAGCTTTTTGGAGAGGGTTTCGATAATGGCACAACTTAAAGACAATTAGCTATCGTTGGTATTGTTAATTCAACGTCTTTAGCTTCAGGGTCACAAGCCAGCTAGTTTTTTAAATTTTATTTTAATTGGAACTCATCAATTAATTAATAAAATCGCTTTACAGTAGCGTTCTGCGTGTTAAAGTAGATTAAAGTTGAGGTTGTCAGTTATTAATGTTGATTGTTAAGATGTTATCTTATACATTAACTAGAAGCGAATCAAGTTCTTTTATAGGTTAAATTAAAATAGCGACATGATTGAAAATTTAGAACGCATTATAAAATACAAATTAAATGAAGCAGAAGCAAAAGCATTCAAGTTGTCATTAATGTGGATGACTTATTCAAAAAAAGAATTCCCAAATTACCAGCATACAATTTTAAGAAAAGATGGCGACCCAAGAAAGTCAATTCTTTTTAAAATTTGCTATAAGCTAATTAATCAAACAAAAGGACTAATTGACGATAAAGAATACAAGTATTACATTATTGCACAATTACAAGTTTTAAAAAGCATAAAAAGTGGACAAGTTCATGCTTTGATTGATCCTCAATGTTTGTTGGGAGATAAAGCATGGCGTAGATGGAAAATGTGGGAAAATGTTTACAAAAGGCAAGACCATCAATTTAAAGCAACTACTGAAGATATGAAGGTAAATGCTGGTAAAACGTTTGTTGTAAACGACTTAAAAGCCACAAAAAAATTTCTAATTAAACAGATAGGAAGTTTGCCTAATCAAGCACAGGTAGAAAAACTAATAGAAAGTAAATTATATTTAAAATGGGTTTCTTTATCGAAGATATCTCCATTTTATTTACTTTTATCCCCTTTTGTCACAAACGCCATTGCAAAAAATCCTGATTGGAAATTTAATTTAGAAGTATATGAACCGGCGATAACATCTGAAATAAAAGAAGAATTTTTCATTCTTTTTCAGAATGAATTTCAATCCATTCCCGAAAACTAAGATTTTTAAATCTAGATTTGCTTCTTACAGGATGGCTTAATATTTTAGATATTTCTTTACTGCCTTTATTGCCTGACATCATTTTCCAAGCTTTTCTTCGAGTTGAAAGAGTGTAGTCTTTAAAGGCGTTCATCATTCCTTCAACGCCGTCGATGGCGGCTTTAGACGGGTTGCTGCTTTTTGCCATTTTAATACCATCTCATTGTAGCTGCTATTATTTCTGTTATTTCGTCTTTATTTTGGGTTGGAAAAAAAAAGACATCAGTATCTACAGGTTTTATGCTCCAAGCATGTCCTTTTACGGGCGTTTCTATATTATAATTTGTAAGCCTTATATGCCCTTTTATTTTATCGTAATGCACTAAGGTTTGGTTTTCTATTATTCTACTGTGATCTGGTCCTTCTAGTCCATGTCCCCTTACACTAAATCTAATGATATATGTATTGCTGTCGAGTTCTTTAATACCCTCATATAGATGTATTTGTCGTGCAGACTGTCTCATTTTAGTAGCCATAGCAATGACCAATTGAGGCATGTTGTCAAATTTTTCATCAGGGTAATTGATTTCCATATTGTCAACACGTTCAAGTTCTTCTAAAAGTTTTTGTGCTACTTCGTGTTCTTTCCCACCATATCCTTCTCTATTTATCAAAAATAATTTTTTGGTTATCCATACTTTTTCTCCTAATAGATTCATTCCTAAACGAGCTATTTCTGTATGTAAATCTGGATGTACTTTTAATCTGACAGCCCCTGTGTTACTCCCCCAATCAATTTCATTAACATATTCACTATGTGGTAATTTTTCACCCAATTTAAACATTTTCAATTCTTCTGCCAACTTTTCAACATTGAAAAAATTTATAGGCATTTCATCCTGTTCAACGGATTTTATTGGCTTTTGCTTCTCCATGCCGAAAACATCTTTGAACTTTTCTGTTATCAACCAATTTTTAAAATCTTTAAATTGCATAATTTATTTAGTGATCACTAAATAAATTATGCAATTTAGATTATGGATAGAAGAATTTAATCAAAACGGTATTCAAAATGTCATTATGGATTTTCTAAAAGATAAATTGAATATTCACAACGAAGAAGATATACTTGATTTAAACACAAAAGATATAGATTCTAGTATTATTTCTTCTATGATGGAAAGAGGCATTTTAAAAAATGACATTTCTGTTGAAGAAAGAATAAAAAATGGAATTACAATAAAAGAATTAATTGATTTTTTATCTAAAGAAACTTAAGGCGAACAATGAAATTGCTGATAATCAGAAATGCAGAAGCGAATCAAAGTACTTCTACAAACGAAATACTATCAAAAACAGGTGTTCAACAAGCGGTAGCTACTTCTAATTGGTTTTTAGAAAATTTTTCATTAAAAGATTATGTAGGATTTAGCAGTCCTTACACCAGATCGTTACAAACAGCTTCAATAATACAACATTTAAATGAAATAGAAATATTTGTAGATGACAGGTTGAGAGAACATCACGGTTCTGGATTGCCAATTAAAGGCGACAAATTCAAAGATAAAAGAGATATTTTTTCTAATTTGAATTGGAAAAAAGCAAACGCAGAAATCGTCTGCAAAAATGAGAGCATAAACGATTCTGTAGATAGAATCAGAGACTTTTATTCTTCACTTAAAAAAGTGGAAAAAGCTGTTATAATAACAGAAGCCAAAACTGCTCGTATGTTGATTGACATGGCAACAGGCAGCGGACCAGAATTGTTGAAACAAAAATATGAAGCGAATCACAATCTTTTAAATGAATTTCTGCCTCCAAAAATAGAGACAAGTAGCGTCACTCTGATAGAAGACAACCTTATAAAATGGGAACCCAAAAGAGTTTACATTAAACAATACGGATATCGAAATTAGATGAAAAATAAAAACAAAAAAATTTGCATAATCTGCAGGGGAATCCCCGGTTCAGGTAAATCTTATACTGCCAAAAAAGTTTTAGAACAACTTGGCGGTAGTGATCCTGACAAACATATATTTTCAACAGATAAATTTTTTATACAGGGCTTTACAAAAGAACAAAAAAAAGGTCTTAATCATGACGAATGCACTTTGAAAGAAATAGAAGTGTATAAATCTAATTTTGATCTTAGCAAATTAAGCCAAGCACATAAATGGAACTTTAATAGATTTAAAGAAGCTATTGGTGAAAAAACAACTCCAGTCATTGTAGACAATACAAATGTCAAATTGTGGGAGTTTGAAAATTATATAAAAGAAGCTAGAAGTAATGGGTACGAAGTTATATTAAAAGAGCCTGATTCCCCTTGGTGGAATGATTATCGCCATATGTTAGATGATAAAAATAATCACAAAGCAGAGTTAGAAGACTTTGCAAGATTGTTAGCAGGTGTTCATGGGGGGTTAAGTAAGAAATATGGAACTTCTGGCAATACTCATGGTGTTCCGTTAGACGCAATAAGAAGAATGATAAGAAAATGGCAACCAAATGTTAAAATCTAAACAATATTGCAAATACTGTAAAAATCCATAGTAAAACAATTAATGACAATGCCACTACAGGGGCAAATACAAAATTCCAACTAATAGACTCGTTTAGAACTATTTTGACTGTAGCTAAAAAAACGGTTGCAAATGCACAAATATAGAACGGATATCTAGTTTCTAAAAAAGACATCCATTCTAGTCTAGGCTTAAATTTGAATCTCAAATTATATTACTCCTTTTATAATTGATATAACTTTTCCATAAGATATAATTATATCTTATGGAAAAGAAAGCTGCAATACGTGTTCAAAATTGTTATTCTTGGCTGAATACTAATTGCGACTCTACAAGAAATATACTTTGGAAAGCTCTGCGTTTTCGTGAAAAAGGTTATTTCCATAGTAGATTATATAAACAGAAAATTTGGGATGGGTTTACTGATTTTTTCACAAAAAAAAATGGTAAGTTTCTAACTGGACTTCTACCAGAAGTAGAGTTGGCCTTGAAACATTTAGGAGTGAAATATAAATTAGTTGATGAAAGAACTATAACTAATTTTGCTTTTAATTCAATAGATGAGAATTTTCTAAATCAATGGAACGACAGTGATAAACCATATGTTCTACATGATTATCAAGCTGATTTAACAAATCAATCAATAAAATATAGAAGGGGGATAGTAAAAGCTCCCACTGCCGCTGGCAAGACAGCTATTATGATTTCTATTTTAAAGTGCCTGCCGCCTAAAACTCCTACTCTTATTCTATGTCGACAAAAAAGCTTAGTTGAACAAAATTACAACGAGCTTGTACAATGGAAATTTGAAAACGTAGGCAGATTGTATGACAAATACAAAGAACCTAATATTATCACATGTGCTACTGTTCAATCTCTACACAAAATAGAAAGCCTGTTGCCACACATCAAAGCAATTATTGTAGACGAAGTGCATTTGATGATGACTAAAGTTTCTAAAAAGTTCTATAACAAACTTGTAAATTGTGATGTCAGAATTGGAGTGAGTGCTACTCCTTTTAAATTTGGGGGAAAAGACCAATGTCAAAAATATAGTGTCAAAGGCTATTTTGGTCCAGTATTTAAAATAAAGTCTACGGCTGCTGAAAATGGAGTATTGTCAACTAAAAAACTTCAAGAAAGAGGTCAGTTGTCCTATGCAGATTGTGTTTTTTATCCAATAGTCCAACCTGAAAATATAGAGCTTGACATGTATCAAGATGCAGTTCAAAACGGAATATCTGAAAACATTTATTTTCATAATGTAATTAAAAGACTGGTAACTGAAAAACTTCGTGGGAGATCGCTTATCCTTGTTGAAAGGATATCTCATGGAGATTATTTAAAAAGCATACTTCCTAATTCTTTATGGATAAGAGGGGAAGACAGTTTAGAGGTCAGAAACGAAGTTTTAGAACAACTTAGGCATTCGAAAGAGGATGTGACTGCAATCGCAACACATCAAATTTTAAATGCTGGTATTAACTTTTTTATTCACAATTTAATAAATGCAGCCGGTGGAAAAGCGGATCATACAATAGTGCAAAGATTTGGTCGTGGATTAAGACCAGCTAATGATAAAGAAATGCTGAAATATTTTGATTTTGTGTATAAAACCAATGAGTATTTAGAGGATCATTCTAACAAAAGAATTAAAACGTTGAAAAAAGAAGGACATAAAGTAGATGTTAGAGAAGAATTGGATTTCTAAAATACGCATCATATTCTTGGTAAATATATGTCACAAAAATAATAAAATACAACGTTAATATTGAAGATAATATTGCCATAAAAAGGAATAATATTAGCAATATTGTTTTATATATTTTTTCCATATTACATTAAATTAGTTAATAGAACATATAAATATGATATGGCAATATTATTAACGGCAATTCTAGTTTTCAGTGGTGCTTCAATTGTGACGTATAAACAATCAAGAAAAAGCATGTTGTTTGAAGTTTTGTCTTTAGTCGTTGCTATTTCTACGATAATCGCTATGGTATCTTAACCAAAACTTTTCTGCTTGAGCTAATGCAATTTTCATTTGTTTAGCCCCTGATGGATTAGAAGAATGCACCCTTGTTTTAAAAGGCTTTATTTCATTTAAAAAAGCCTTTTCTTCAATCCATTTAGCCAAAAAATATCCAGTTTTTTTATTTTCTCCAAGATCGTGATCTAAAGAAATACTTGTAACACATCCTTTTTCAATATAAGCAATAGCGTCTTCTACATTTTTGACCCATGTTTCATCACCTTCTGATTGATATCTTTCCTTGATTATTTTTTCTTTTGGATTTCTTTCATCGTCAAGCCATATTTTCATTTTTAAACTCTTTTATTATATAATACCATATGAATGGTGTGTGTTTTTATGTAGAAGGCAATTCTATAAACCAATTGCCAGTAACATTATATTCTTTAAATAAAGTTTATAATGGGAATTTTCATGTAGTTTATAGAAATATAAGTGAACAAGCTACATTTTATCTAAAAAGAAATATTTCTTGTTCAGAGTTCAAACAAAAAGACATAATAAAATTAAACGATAGAGAAAAAATATGGTCTAGAAAAGCAATGTGCCACAAAGGAGATTATCCCTATGACATAAACTTGTATTATGACTTGGATCGTATATTTTTAAATAAAATAGACACCAGAATATTTGATTTGGCAGAGAAGTATAAAATTGTAAATCCTTGCAAAATAAAATCTAATAACAAAGAAAAATATATGATAGAGCAATCTAGACTTAAACTTAAAATAAATATGAATAGTTTTATAGATTCAGATGGTGGATGTGTATGTGCTGTTAAAAATTCTGATCAAATTGATCTTTGGCTGCAACTTATTGTAAAGGCAGCGAGAATACCAGCCCTCAGAGAACGAGCAGAAGAAAATGCTTTATCTGTTATTTGTAATTCTTTAGGAGATAGATTTATTGGAGAAAAATGGAATTCTGTAGAACTACCTACAGATTCCCTACACCTAAGATTAGGAGCGTGGAAGAAATCTACTCTTTGGCAAAATACAGCAAAAGAAGCATGGGATAAAGATTTTTATAATTGCAAAAAATGGACTAGTTTGTTTGAATAGTGCCGAATTTTTTGCGGTCTTCTTTCCATAGACGGTGATCTTTCATCCATTTATCTCCATATTTGTTTTCAAAATACGGCATTTTCATAATTGTTTTTTGTATTTTCCAAGCATCATATTTCAAAATTGATTGTTCTCCTTTCTCTACAAAATAATATTTTATTTGTTTGTCGTCTTTCCAGTTCACTCTTTTTTCGCTTTTTTTAATGTCTTCAATTTTTCTAATTGAAAAAACTACTGCTGTTTGAGGATGATCTATTAAATGAATAACGCTTGAAAGTCTAGGAGCTTGCAAAACAACATCTTTTTTTGAGTTCAAAAACTCAAACACTTTGGACAAACTGTCAAAGTTTATTTTGATTTCATCAATGTATCGTTTGTGCAAAACATCAGCAAGCATTAAAGAAGTTATCCTAGTTCCGCTTCTTTGCGGTCCTGTAACTATAATATTTTTAAAATTTTCTATTTGCATTATAAATATATCTATAGTTCAATTGAAATTAATTTTAAGAGGTAAAGTATGTTATTAGCATTGATTGATCCAATGATAGAATTAGAAGAAACAGAAACCAATAAAAATGGAGATGTTATCGTTGTAGCGCACTATGAATTCATATTTGGAAACAAAGAAGTTAAAGAGCTACAGGTCGTAGAATGGGTGGATGATACACTTGAAACCCAAATTGAAGAACTGATAGAAAGTGGAGAAAGAGGATTGATTGTTTATCCATATCGAGAATTAGAAGAAAATGACGAAGGACAAATTGAAATTTTACAAAGATCAATAAAAGGGGTAGAACTCAATACACATCCGCAATGGGAATCTGTATTGGATGTAGACGTGAAAGTCGATAATATTGCTTGGAACCTTGTAGAACCTTTAATAATAAATAGAGATAGCCTTTTAGGAGGGGAATAATGCCTGATATTTCAACAATAAAAGCTAGTGATGGAGATTATACTACTTTAGCGGCATGGGAAACAGCTAAAGATGGATTGTCT